AACATGTCCGATATCTTCATATAAACCTGTCAATCTTTGGTTTAACATATGTGATTCTTTAGCAGCTTTTTTGAACTCATTCACACTTGATTTTAAAGTTTTCATATTTCTATTAACCGAAACTTTATCAAACCAATCATCTTGTTCACCAAGAATATGATTATGAGCTGCTTGAGCTATTTGTGTTAATTGTTTAGCTGTTTCCATAAGACCACCACTACCATAAATACTTTTACCAAGTTTTTGATAATTCCTAACACCTTCAATAACTTCGTGTTTATTTACTTTTGGTCTTTCTTGGAAAACATCTTCCAATAATGTTTTTAACTTTGCCATTTTATTCTCCCTATAATATTAATAAATATTAAAAAAATATTAATTTAACTAAAATTCCTATTAATGCTGTGTAAGCAACCCACATTGCATGTGTTACTGATTGTTTCCATCTTAATAATGCTTTAAATTCATCCGCATCCAATTCTTTTCTCCAATAAGTGTTTTTATTTACACGAACAACAATTCCGTCTTCTGGATCTAAAAGAATTTCTTTAATTTCTTTTATCATAGTATGCATTTCTTCAAGTTCACCATTTGGTAATCTTGCTTCAATACATGTCAGTCTTTCTACAATTTCTTTGTTTGTTGCCATTTATTTTCCTCTTGGTTTCCCTTTTTTTCCACCAAAATAATCTTTAAATCTATTCATAATTTTATCTTTATTCAATAAACTATGTAAAAACTCTGTTTCATTTGGATGTGCTCTACTAGCATCACCTGTTTGTATACCCCTAACTATATCAAAATAGTCAATTACACCACTTTTAGCTTTTGACATCCAATCCTTTATTACTGTATATTGAGCTTTTCTTAAAACTTTTGCCCAATCTTTCAAACTGTCATCAATTACTTTTTTAGCTTCTTTTGAAGAAAAAGTTGGTAATTGTTTTGCAGACATTCCAAAATCTTCTTTAACAACTTTTTTAATTTTTACACTACTATTCTGTATCATCATATAGGCAGTTTTTTTTACATCTTTTTCATCTTTACCCATAAGAATAAGAGGTTCTGATTCACCAGATACATAGACTTTAAACCTTTTAAGTCTTTCAGTAATGATTTCTTCTTTGATTATTTCTTTTAATCTTGCTTTTGTCATTTTCATTTTAATATCTCAAATATTTTGTTGTAGCTTTAAAAAATTTATGTAATTCACCTCTATCTAAAAATACAGGTTTACTTGTTCTACTAATAAATGTAATTCCATTAAAATCTATTTTAGCTTTAACACCATTTGGTAATGTTAATGTTTTACCTTCGTTAAGTTTTCCTTCTGTAAAAGACCAACCCATTCCGTGTTTACCTGAATTACTTCTAATCCATTTGGCTAAAAATTTAACACTATTTTTATCAAGTTTAACCATCCCTTTTAAACCAAGAAGTTGAACAAATTGACCAGGTTCAAAGTTAGCATCTTTCATTGTTGAAAGTCTAACTGTTTTTTCAAATAATAAGTTTTTTAATTTAATCATCTTTTCTTCTTGTACATTGTTACAGCTCTTTTATAAGCTGATGTTCCCATCTGTTTATATACATCATTAGCTGCTTTTATTTTAGCTTCTGTTGTACTATGTTTAGCGTATAATTTCATAGCTGTAAACTCAGCATCTCTACTAATACATTCCTTTAAATCTCTTGCAATAGCTTTTTCTAATGTTTTTAAAGTATAAACTCCAAATCCGTGAATATGAACTTGTGGATTATCAGGTTCAAACTTACCTTCAGCCATATCTTCTTTCATTTTATAAACTTGCCCAAATGCTTTTTTTGGTGTTCCCACCAATTTAGATGTTTCCATTCCATATTCATTTAATTTTTTCTTTGGTACTATTAAATCTTTTAGTTTCATTATTTATTATCCTTATATGGACTCCATCTTTTCCATAAACTAAAATCTGTTATTTTACTATCTCTTGGTTCTACAAACTTGTCATTGATTGAAAAACTTTTATCTTGTATACCATAAGCTTTTTTCTTTCTACCATCTATGATGAATAAACCACCTGGTAAAGCTTGTAGTTCCATACCCTTTTTTACATCTAATTTTGTTGTTATAGCTTTCTGTAATTCAGATGTTCCTCTACCAAAACCACCATAATGTTGTCCAGTTCCTTTATATTCACCAGTATATGTTTCAGCAGTAAATGATTGAGTTACAGTCCAATATTTCTGTCTACCGAAATCATCTTTCTTCGTATAAGATTTTTCTAATAATAAATCTTTTAGTTTAATCATTAATCTAATTCACCAACCGCATCACCAAGTTGTGCTTCAAGTTTATATAGTTGTTTCATTATTGCTTTTATTTTTCCACTCTTTTTAGCAACTGGATGTTTTTTAACCATTTCATTAAAATCATTAATTATATCAAATATACCAGTTTCAGCATCTTTTAAAGAAATAGCTTCATTTAACAAATGCCCACCACCTATTTTTTTAAGTTGTTCTTTTAAACTTTTCATTTCTTTTTCCTTTTAGCTAATTTTTCAACATCTTTCATATGTTTATTTAAAGCATCTAAATACTTTTCCATATCACCACCGAAATCAGATGGTTGAGGAATTTTTAATTTTTTTTCTCTTATCATACCAGATTCTTGACGAATTACATTTCTTTGTTGTTCTATTAAATCTTTTAATTTTACCATTGATTCATCCTCCCTTTTTTTCTTTCCAGGTTTACCTGGTTGAGTCACACCTACTGGTGGTTTGTCAGTTGGAACAGTATCTTGAGTATCAGCTCTTTTTGATGTACCCAAATCATCTTCAGCCTGCCCTTTAGCTTTTTCTAAATCTATTAATAAAGTACTCCATTTAGTCCATAATGGATTTTTTGTGGATTTTACTCCCTTCGGTGGAGTAGGACCTGTTTTTAATATAGGTTTTGGTATAGGTTGACCTTTAATAGGTTTTTGTTGAACCAACCATGTATATTTACCAGGTTCTTCAGCTCTATGTTTTTGAATATCAAGTTCAAAAGTTGATACTTGTCTTTCTTTTTCAGATGTTGCTGGTGATTTATATCCAGGAAGTTTTGCTCCTGTTGAAGTTCCTAAAGTTGATATCTGTTCTACTATTTTTTTCAATTTAATCATAATGATGTTCTCATACCTGTATATTTTTCAAACATTGTACCTAACATATCTGCATATACATCTTTAACTTTCTTTTTAACTTTGATTCCTTTTACACTAACGAAACCAAATTCCATATCATATAAATCTTTTGCATTATGACCTATTCTAACAAAATTAATTCCTTTTGAATTTCTTCCTATTTTAAAAGATGCATATTTGTCAGAAAAAGCAAATCCTTTAGCACCTGTCATAGCAATAAATTTATTTCCACCCAATTGTTTTAGAAGTTCAGCAGCTTTTCGCCTGTCCATTCTTTCGTTAAGTTTTCCTTCATTCTTCTTCTTTTTCTTATCATACTTATCTTTAATTTTTCCTATTTCTGCATGTCCTTCACCTTTACCAGCAGCTGATTGTATCTTCTTCATTCCTTCTTTACCATATTTCTTTACACCAGCTTTGTACATTATACCACTTTCATTAACTTTACCAGCTCCTGTATTTGTTTTCTTTGGTTTTGATGGTGGTGGTTCTTCTTCTTGTTGTTGTTTCATTATAGTTTTAGAATCATCTTGTGCAATTTTTTTAGTTTCATCGGAAGAGTAATCACCCATCAATTCATACCCAACTTCTGTTGCTATTCCTTTTATAGTATTAGTCCATTTATTATAAGCTTGACTACCAACTAAATCTTCCATATTGGTTGCAGTTTTATGAGCTGCATGTCCAGCTGGAAAGAATGATACTGGATTTCTATGTCCTTCCAATTCACCCTTACCTATAATATTTCCTTCATCATTTAAAATATTATTTAAAATTGAATATCCAATATTTGCAGCTGTTTTAGCATTTCTTCCCATATATCCACCAACTCCACCCATAAACATATTTGGTCCTGAATCAACAGCATCCATACCACTTAAGTCAACTGTAGTTGCTTCACCCATAAGGATATTTCTTATCATTTCTCTCAATTTCTGTTCACTATAAAGATATGTGTGCCCATCTTTTTCTAACTTACCATCATTATGTAGTTTAGCCATTTCTTCTTTTGAAAAACTAATTTCATGAGCTTCTTTCTTCAACCTACTCTTTTCAGCTCTCCCTCTATTCTTTGATTGTTCTTCAAACCCTACAATCTTTCCACCCTTATGTGATGCGTCCATTTTATCACCATTACCATAAGTACCTTTTTGTCTATTGTACTTGTTTAATTCTGCTCTGTATTTCTTTGCCTTTTTAGATGAACCATATTTCTTGTATTCTGCTTTGTAATCTCTTTTTTTAGTTTCTTCTATATCTAATGTTTCTGGATAATCTTCATCACCAGGTTTAGCAGGTTTCTCACCTCTTTTTCTTTTAGCGTGAATATTAGCCCACAATCCTTTATTTTTTCCTTCAACCATTAGAACATCAATATCGTCATGACTTAACTCTATTTCTCTACCATCTTCTTCAGTTGCAAATACTCCTTCTCTACCACCTTCTTCCCATTTAAATTGGTCACCATATGATGTTTGGATAAAAACATCTTTTTTCTTGGCAATCTTATTGATTTTTTTCCAATCACGTTCTTTATAATTCATTCTTTTGGCTTCGGTGACAATTTCCCTAACCATTTTTTTTATAAGTTGTTTGACTTTAGTTTCTTTTTTCATTTTTTTTTCTTTTTTTTCCCATTTCTTTGCCATCTCTGGGTTATTTGCCCACATCCATTTCCGTTGTTTTTCGGATTTGAATGGCATTATATTAATTTTCTTAATACTTTAACCCATTTAGTTTTCATAAAATGAGTAAATTTACCTATAAATCCAACATATTTACTACTAAACTCATTAGCTAATTTTTTCTGATCTTGATCAATAAGAAAGTTCTTATATTGTTGTACATATTTATGCATTTCTTCTTCAGCTTTAGAAATCTTTTTTAAAAAATCTTGATGTTGAACAGATGCTCCTACTTCTTTCAATCTTTGTTTTTCTGTTTTAAATGGTGGATTAGTTTTAAAAGTTTTTATACCAAACTCATGTAAATCTTTTTTAATTCCTTCAATTATTCTATTTTTAGTAGATTTTGGTTTAATTACTTTGGATTCTTTAATGACTTTTAATAATAATTTCTGTAATTCTTTTCTTGACCCATCTGCCCATCCATCGTCTTTTAAACCCATAGTCTCATCTCTAATATCATCAAAATATGAAGAAATTTTTCCCCAATGTTTCTTATCTATATCAAATTGTTCTATGTAATCTGCCAAATCATCTATGTGGTCATATTTCATTATGTTTATGATTTCTTTTTTAACTTTAGAGCTAATTTCTTTAATTGATTTCTTTTTTGGTTTTGAATACCCTATTATATCTCTATATTTCACTTTATTCTCCTCTGAATATGTCATTGATTATATTTTCTATTTTACAATCGTGGCAACATACACCATCTCTTGTTCCTACCTTACTTTCATTTAATCCCTCTTTTACAGGAGATAAGAAAGCTCCATGTGTAGATGGATTAGATACAAAGTCAAATGCAATAAGTTCAAAATCTGGTTGAACTTTTACTGTAGGGTCTTCATCATCACCTTCGTGTATTTCTTCAACTGAACCTAAACCACGAGATGATATACCAAGTTTAATACCTGATTTAAATAATTC